CAAGATCACCAAGCCCATATCACGGTCCACATGTCAGCACTGCAAGATCCTAAGATCCAGCAGATGGTTGGTATGAGCCCAATGGCACAACAAATTCAAGCTGAGATGATGGCTCACATTAACGAGCATATCGGCTATGAGTACCGCAAACAGATGGAGATGAGAATGGGTGTCCCATTGCCATCCCAGAAGGAAGAAGACGACGAGGGCATTCCAGAACATATGGAAGTCCAGATCTCTCAACTCGCTGCTCAAGCAGCGCAGCAACTCTTGCAACAGAACCAGCAAGAAGAGCAACAGAAGCAAAACGCGCAAGCGCAACAAGATCCACTCGTTCAAATGCAGCAAGAAGAGCTTCAAATCAAGCGTAAGGAAACTGAGCTTAAGGAGAAGAAACTCATGGTTGACTCAGCTGCTAAGGCTGACCAGCTCCAAATTGAGCGCGATCGCATCAAGTCTCAAGAAACTATTGCAGCAATGAACGCAACAATTAAAGCTAACAACGACTCTGCTAACCGCAGGTCGAAGGAAGAAGAAGCAGGAGCACGGATGGGCATTGACCTAGCTAAGACTAGAGAGCAACTCCATCTGCAAAGAAGGCAGCACGCACAACAAAACGGATCGAAAGGTTCGCAAAAGAAAGGTGATTGATGGAAAAAACGCTTGAAATTCTACTGAAGGAATGTAGAGAGAAGAGAGCGCAGTTAGCTGAGGCGATTTCCAGTGGTTCAGCTAAGGATTACGCGGAGTACCGCGCACTTTGTGGTGAGATTCGGGGTCTTCTCACTGCTGAGACTTATGTTTTAGACCTTGCAAAAAAACTGGAGAGTTCGGATGACTAATGCTGTTGATTTAAACCAGGCTGTTGACTTGTCTGTCGTAATGAACAAGGACGCCGCCGAGAAAGCAAAACAACTTCCTCAGCCATCTGGCTATAGGATTTTATGTGCACTTCCTGAATCTGAAGAGACTTTTGATAACGGAATCATTAAGTCCGACGAAACTAGACGGCATGACGAGCTTCTGACTACTGTGTTATTTGTAGTTGATTTGGGCCCGGATTGCTATCTCGATAAAACTCGGTTCCCTAACGGTCCTTGGTGTAAAAAGGGTGACTTTGTTCTTGTTCGCCCACACGCAGGTACCCGCCTAGTAATACATGATCGTGAATTTAGGATCATTAACGATGATTCCATTGAGGGTGTAGTAACTGACCCCCGTGGTATCAAGCGCAAACAAAGGTATACCGTCGCCACCAACAGAGGTAGTAAAACCACCGTTTAATACAGAAGCTGCACGAACTTGCTTGGTATACGCCATGGAACGAGCCAAAGCCTTGGTATAACGAGCAGACAAGGAGTCATACAAGTTATCTTCAATTGCTTCTTCGGTCAGAGAGAAACCCTGAGCGATCGTTACGTGGGTATAGCGAGCAGTAAATGCCTCTTGTGCGTTGTCATACTGGATTGGTGCACCTTCGTTTTTAACGGAAGCAGCACTAAAGCCAGACAACTTGGTTTCTTCTTCGAACGAACGCTCGGAGGTCTCAGTTTCGTAGATCTCTTTGTGTTGCTCGCCGTACGTTGCATACTCAAGACCGAACAAAGCATTCAATCCTGGGAGCAACTCTTTCAGTAGTTGTGCGCGTGAAATAGCCATTTAAGTAGCTCCTTATGCGGTGTAATCCAACGCAGCAGCTACGTTGTATTGATGGTTGTTGAACTTTACCAATACTTCAGTAAAGGCATTTGCGCCAGTTGCTGTATCAGGAATAACCGCAATAACACGTACTGGAAGAGCAGCTGCATTGCCTTCGCCGTTAGTTGCAACGACAGAAACAGCAGAGTTACCGGTTGTGTTAGAGCCTGTGCCCTGAACGATAGCCATGTTCGTGCCAACAATGCTTTGGTTTACAGTCGACATTGCGCTGTTTGCCAGAGTTACTGCTACACGGAAAGCTGCCAAAGGATCATCAATTACATAAGCAACAGCGCTGGTAGCAGCGGCATTACCTGGGTAGTATTGAGCCTGAACAGTTTGACCTTGTGTATTTACATACTGAACACCAACAAACACACCAACGGTGTTATTTGCAGCTGCGCCAGTAGCGCTTACAGTTACGGTCGATTTTTGTAGTGTGCCACCTGCAGCGATACGGACAATATCACCATCATAAATAGGCGTGTTATATGTGGAAGCAATCGGGATTAAGCGAGTTGCACCAGCATATGGCAAGCCATCTACGCGGTTTAAAGCCTGTAAGCCGTAGGGAGCGTCAACGGTTGGATAAGCCATTTGTATACTCCTAAATTAAATTTAACCTTTACCAAAGCGCACTGAGGATTCTTTCTCGTTAAAGATAGGCATCCGCGGATCACTTTGGCGCATAAGGGTGTTGTCTACAGCGACCATTTGAGCATCGGCTTGGGCAGCATAATGTCTGTTACGCTGTTCAACGAACTCAGAAGGTGTTTTGCAAAGCAACAACCCACCGACCTCAATGTTGTCTTTAAAACGACTACTTGGGTCTACTAACAACTGGAACTGGGGTTGCTCTTCAATACGCACTGGCTCCCAACCTTCACGCAGTTTTGCGGATATGTTGCGAGGATCAGCCTGATTAAGAGTAGCTACGCGGATCCAACGATAGTCATAACCAGGCTGCTTATCAGGTTCTGGCAAGAGCTCTGGTTGAGCCCAAGCGGTAGGACGCTCAAAAGTTGCACGGGTTTCTAATTCACGAACGATTCTATTTGTAGCCATTTTTTAAACCTCCAATTTTAATACTTCACGGGAATACTGCTCAGGGCTTAGGCCCAGTTTCTTAATCAAGGCCATCTGCGACGCTTTTAGCCGTACCTGTTTGGAGGACGTGCTGCGCGTTGCCGGAGCTACTACCGTGCTAGGCTTAGTCCGCTGAGAGGTTTGATTCTCTTTAGGCTCTACCGTACTGCTGTCTCCATCCAACTCAAAGTATTCTGGAAACTTTTTGCGCATGGTTTGATCGATGCGCTTGTAATACTGGTCAGTACCAACAATATCCTTGCCGTACTCATCCACTAATTCTTCATGTATGCCAACAGCGAAATTCGACATGGCTTTTTTGGTGCCATACCAAGGATTTTCATCCAACCAGGCTGGCGTTTTGGCGTCAACTCTGGGACGTTGTTGCTCTACTTGCTGTATTTGTACTTCATTTTCATCTTCTTGTAAAGCGGTTGGCTTAAATTGTTTTGCCTGCTGCGCTTTATAAGTTGCTTCGCTGAGAAGAGCCTGTGCTTCTACGATACGGTCGGCATCGCCAGATTCAAGAGCTTCCTTGTACTCGCGTTTAGCCATCGCCACCTGTGTATCAGTATGGTTTTGTACCGTTTCAATGTAGGTTTTCTCGCCAGCGGTGTACTGTGCTTTGAGCTTTTTGTTCTCTTCAAGCACTCTACGAGCCAGTTCAATAGCCTCTTGTTGCTCACGCAGGGCAGCTTCTTTAGCTCTACGCTCGTCATGCCAGACCTTTTTGTACTGTTGGAGGCGCTCTTTCTGGTCACGGGGGGCCAGTTCTGCTTCCTCTTCGTCAGTAGCTTCTTCAAGAGCCTTTACCTTTTCTGCAGGCATTGGCTTCTGACCACGGTCTTCTGGCGGGGTATCGTCCTCGATCTGAATATCAATAGTGTCGTCGTCTACGGCGTTAGCCTTAATCTCGACTTCTTGTTCATCGGGAAACTTAAATTCGTCTTTATCCATTTAATGCTCCTTAAGCGCGTTTGATGCCACGTGGATCTTGAACTACAGCTTCCACAGAATCATCGTTAATCATTCGGAATTCACGTCCATGAATCAATAGGCGTGAGCCAGCGTTTGGTCTGACAATTACGAAATCACCTTGTTTGCACCAAGGTCCGTTTGGAAAACGGGCTTTATCGTTGTAGCAGTCTGGGCCCAAGTTAACAACAAACAGAACTGTAGCTAGCTTCTCTTCATAGTTAATGGTTGAGTCTGCTTTGAGAAGTCCACTTTCATACTCTTCTTCCACTTCTGGGATAGCGCAGAGGATGCGATAGCCTGATGGGATTGGGAGTTGTTTAGCTTTGTCTTCGTCTGATGCTTTGTACTGATAACTACCTACTACTTGCGGACTATTTGGGTTTGATCCAATTAGTATTTCACTCATCTGAATGCTCCAGGTTTTTTGCGAGGTCATTAAGTTCCATCTGCGCAGTAAGAAGACCTCGAATCTTCCCACACATAAACTGGTAATCGGCATAGTCTTTGGCTACCCCGGTTCCCAAGCTATCTTGCAAACCTTTAATTTGAGTTTCTAGTTTTTGGTCCAGAAGCTCTAAGGTTTTATCCATCATTTGTTGTCATCCTTTTTTGGAGGTTGTTTTTGCTGCTGTTGGCGCTGCATACGCTGAATATTGAATTGTTCCTTGGATTTGGCCATGTCAATTCCTAACTTCGCGCCCATTTCTTCCGCTTTAGACTGGCGATTCTTGTCGTCTGAGAGGACTTTAATCTGGGCATTCATACCAGCAATCTTCTCTTGGGACAGGATACGCTCGCGCTCAATAGCCAACTGGTCTGCCTTGGCAGTTGCGTCAGCAATGAGTTTGCGGTTCTTAATATCGACTTCCATCTGCTTGATCTGCAACTCTTGTTGCTGCATCTGGATAATCGGATCTTGTGCTGCTTGTTGAGCCTGCTGGGCTTGGATCTCAGCAGTATCTCGTTGAAGCAATTGCTGCGATGCAATAGCGGCCTTCTGTGAAATAGCCACTTCTAACATCTCTGGCATTGCACGCTCATCAGAATCTTCTTCATCTTCTTCCCATTCGACTGCTTCGCCGGTGATCGGATCTAATACGATCGTTGCCTCTCTTGTATCCCTGTAATGGAACTCGTCATAAGCAAAAAGCTGATTGGTTGCCATATTTAGAAGCTCAGCCTGCAAAGGGAACCTGCCATCTTTAAGACCGCTTGGGCGCATCTTGGCAATCTCTTTAGCATGACCGGGAAGAAGTGATTGAGCGGCTACATTAGTGACCCATCTTCTTCTCCAAATGAATCCGCAATCTGTTAGGTCTTGCTTTCGGAAGTAGGGATCTATTAAGAAGTTATTATACGACACATTGTCTGTAAATAGATCACCGCTAATGGGATCGAGAGTATAATCTGGGTATAAATGCAGTAGGCTCATGCCTACATCACATGAACCCTCAAAGGCTTGGCTTAAATATTCT